TGATATTTTATATTCACCTCTAATATATTCTCTCATTTCTTTTAAGAAAGTTTTAGTTGGAACAATAACTTTATTTAAATCAGGTTCAGGTAAAGTCACATAATTATATTCAACATCACTGTCAGTAATTTTTTGAGTACTTTCTTGGTATTTTTTATCAGTAATTGCTATAAATTTTCTTGAATCTAATCCTTTACTTTCTTGATCTTCTGTTTTACCATCACCACCCTCAATTGATTTTTGATTTTCAGCATTGTCAACTTGTACATCTTCTTTACTAGCTTCACCATTGCCTTCTTTTTTTTCTTGAGGTTTTTCTTCTTTTTTATTATTACCATCTTCATCATCATTGTTAGGTGTTTCTGCTTTAGTTTCTTCAGGACCTTTATGATCGTCTTTTATTACATACAGTTTATCTAAATTACTACCTGAAAAATTTGGATCCTTTTTATTTTTTTCAGTTTGTTTTTTCTGCCAATTTAACATTTCTTTAGCTAACTTAACAACATCTGAAAAAGTTTTTATTGCATTAACTTTTTTAATCCAAATGTTTTCAAGAGTTGTAAAATGTATTGGTAATCTTTTTGAAGACTTATAGAACATATTAATTTTATCAATTAAATGTAAGTCTTTATTTAAATCTTTATCTCTAACTCCAAAGAAGTTAGCATTATTAAGAATATCAAAACCATTAAGGTAGTTTTTAGTAACACCAGGATATTTCTTTTGAATTTTTAAGTCTATTCTACAATCTTCTAGAACATTTACATAAGCACGTAACTCATCATCTGTAATTTTTGCCCATGATTTATAAGGAGTAAATAGAGCATGACTGCACTCATGGGCGATTAACATGTCATACACATCGGGAGATTTTGTTTTAAAAATTGGTAATGTAAGTACTCTATTCTTTACATCAAAAGAAGCTGTTCTAACATTGTTATGTTGAATGCTTATATTTTCGGTTGCTAATAATTTTGCTAGTTGTGATTTTTGATCTAGTGAAACTTTTGTAGTGGTTTTCTTTTTCATAATATACTCTTATCCTAAAGGAAAATGAAACGAAAAGCAACCATTATTTTTGACGGTTTTACTTGCTTTTTGAAATTAATTTAAAGAACATTACCAGAACAGTGGATAACTCTTGCTGATTCTCTATCTTCCTACTTGATTTAAGTACTTTCCTTTACACTCTTCCCAATTTAAGTATATCAAATCATCATAAAAATGTGATTCTTTAGAATATCTATTTGTTTTTTCTAGACTCTTTATTCTTTTAGAGGCATGTTTTTCTTTCCACACCTTAACTAATGCTTCGGTAGACGAATCGAATCGTTTCTTTAAACCATCATCTTTTACTTCGCCTCTTAAATACTCATATGTATTCTCATATAATCTTGCAAAGTATATACCTCTAGCATGATCTGTTTTTATATACTCTTTAGGTATACCAAGTCTTGAATAAGTAAACATATATGACCTATTTTTATGATCTCTTTTTAATGGTTGGCCATTGGCTCTTGTTGCCACATACCATTCAAAGAATTTTCTAGTATGATTTTTCTTTAACCATTGTTTAATTAAATTTTTAGTTTCTAATTGTGGTTCATATGAAACGGAACCCATAGTGAAACCCATACGTTTCCAATATTTTAAACCATCATATTGACTTAAAGTATTCGCTTTTGCCTTACCATATAAAGATGTTGTGGTAACACCAACTAACTTATCGCCATACTTTTCTTGCCATATTCTTTGTACATCATCTGATAAACATAGATATGCTAATAATTTACCACCAGTAAAACTATAACCTAAAGGTTGTGTTGGTACAATAGAGGAACCAATAGCAGTATGATTAATCATACCACCAAATGTTTTACTATGTCTATCCCAACCAATAGCACTGTCTCTTGGAGTTAAATCCATAAAGTCACCAGATATACAAATGACACCTAGATGTTTACCTGATCTGTTATCATTTACATTAAAGAATAGTTGTCTACCAATATTACTATTGTTTTTCATAGTAGACAAAAACGTTCTTAATGTATTCCAGTTTTCTGATAGTTGTTGAGTTCTTACTGCTTTACCGTTAAATCTTTTTGTAGTATCGTCTGTATATTCTAATACAGGTTCTAATTTATCATAGTCTTCAGGTGATTCTGGAATCCAGATATTATTTCTAACTGTATCTATTTGAGTTCTTTGTTCAGGTGATGTTAATATTTTTTCAGTACCATACAATGTAGTTGATTCGGTTGTAGGATATTTCTTATGTACTTCTTGCCACTTTTGGAATAATGTATACTCTTGTACGGTCATTTTAGACACGTATCCAAGGTCTTTTTCTATTTCTTCTTTAAGATGTTTTAGATCAACATCTTCTACTTTAGATATATCGTTTTCTTCTTGGAATTTCTTCCACTTTTTTTCAACGCCTTCTAAATCTTGTTTTTCATGTATATCAAAGTCTTCTTTATTCATAATATAATCCTATCAGAAATTAATCTGATTGTCAAGCTTACAGATTCTTACGTTTTTCGTAGAGTTTCATCTGTTTAGCAGCCTTCTTATAAGCCATATCCAGTTTCATTTTAGATACACCATCTATAAAATTCTTACCTAATATATGATCGTATTCATGTTGGAATACTCTACTAATCATACCATCAAGGTGGCCTTCTCTTAATTGTCCATCTTCGTCTTCGTATTTAACAACTACTTTTCTAGGCCTTACTATTGATAAGAATACAAAAGGAAAGGTTAAACAACCTTCTTTCATCATTACTGTTTCCTCACTTTTTGAAATTATAAATGGATTAAAACATGCCATCTTTAACCCTTTTTCTATAGATGGATGATCGCCTAATGTAAACATATTGAAAGGCAATCCAACCTGATTACAGGTTAAACCTAATCCACCATATTTTCTCATAGTTTTGAACATAGCGTCTGCTAATTCTTTTCTATCTTTAAAACCCTCATCTTTTAACATATCATCGCTAAAAGGTGCTATGGCTGAATTTACTCTCGGGTCTCTTGGTGGGACCAATTTTAAACCTTTTTTATCGTCCACTTCAGTGGTTCCCTTCTCCTTTATTTTGTCAGTATTTACTTGGTTTTTTGGCTTTGCCTTCATAAACGTTTGAGCATTATTAATATAATTATCCTGTTTAGGTATCTTCTCCCTTTTTGTTTGTGGTGGTCTCATTACATTTTTTTGTGTACTACCCATATTTTCTCCTATGTTGGTTGTAATCTTGTGAAATTTTTATACTTCTCAAACTTTATTATATTAGTAAATTTATCAAACATTATATCTCCCTTATGGGATATAATAAAGATGTTTTCTTTTGAAAGTTGTGTTATAATCTTAAAAAAATCATCTGTACCTTGACCGTCTAAACTGCCGTCAAATATTTCATCTAATATTAATAGATTGGTATTTGTACTATTTTTCATCTTTGCAATATGTCTCCAAGTAAATAACAATGCAAGGTCTATTCTCATTTTTTCACCCTCACTAAAGTTATTATAATTAAATGTATCTCTAAATCTACTCTTTACTGTTTCATTAAACTCCTCATCTAAATGAAACGATACAAAGAAATCCATGGCCTGTAAATGTTGATTAATTAAGCTGTTCATTATAGGAACATACTTACGTATAATCTGAGCCTTGGCACCTTTGTCATTTAATATCTCTCTTAATATATCTACGTAATCCTTTTGTTCAATTATTCTATCTCTTTCTACTTTACTATCATCTAGTTGTTGTTTTAAATCTTCTAGTTGTATTTTAATCTCTTTACCATCAACTTGTTTGTTTTCTAGTAGTCTCATTTCTTCATGTATTCTATTGCTAAACTTATTTATCTCGTCTAAAGATGTTTCAAATTTAGATATGTCAATATTAAGTTCATATATCTTTTCAGATACTTTATTCATTTCTGTTAATTTTAATTCTGTTTTGGCTATCTCACTTAATATATCTCTCATACCATCTGATAGAGTTTTTACTTTTGTTTTAGTAGTATTTATCTTTTGAGTTTTAAAATTTTGATCTATAGGTTGTGTACATGTAGGACAACTATCATTATTCTCAAAAAACTCTAATGTCTTTTGATGTGTCTTTAAATTGGTCTCAATCTTAGCTTCTAGTTTTGTTAATTTACTTACCTTGGTAACTACTTTATTTTTATTTTCTATTTCTTTTTTATGAGAACCTATTTGTTTGTTTAGTGATTCAATCTTTCTACCATACTCTTTATTATCTTCTTCGTTTTTGTTAATCAGCTGTTTTTTACCATCTAGGTCGTTCATATTCAAGTTGGAAATAGCATTGAAGTGATTTAACTCTGTCTCATACTTGGTTTGTATAAGGTCAGCTCGGTGTTTCATTTCAATAACTTTCTTAGCTAAATCTGATTGTTGACTTCTTAATATCAAGTCCATAAGACCAAACACTCTAATGTCTAAAATTTCCTCAACCACTTCTCGTCTGTATCTAGGTTTCATTTTCATAAACGGCTCGTATGATGATGATCCTAATAATACAACTTGTAAGAAAGACCTATAGTTAAGTCTCATTATATTTTGTTCTAGATATTTTTGATAGTCTATACTGTTGGCGTCTTGATTCATAAGAACACCATCTTGATATATTTCAAATAGATTTGGTTTAATACCTCTTACTATTTTATATTCTTTCATACCTACATTAAATTCTATTTCTACAATAGTTTCTGTATTGTTTATTGAGTTTACTATTTGTTCTTTCTTTATAATTCTAAATGGTTTATTAAATAAAACAAAACAAAGGGCGTCCAATAAAGTAGACTTACCTGATCCATTTGGTCCTATTACTAATGTTGTATGTGATTTATTTAAGTCTATTACTATAGGCGTATTACCTGTAGATAGGAAATTCTTATATGATATTTTTTTAAAGACTATCATCTTTTCCTAAAACCGGATTAATAGGCCTAATTCTAAAGAAGTATCTCCAACATGCTGATCTTACCATTGATACAACAGTAAATATTAACGCAATTCCTATACTATCTAAAATAGTTGGATATAATCCAAAGAATGGAAAGATATATAATTGAATAAGAATAGCTAAAATTAATCCACTACCTACATCTATAATACTTTCTATTATAGCTTTATTCATCTGTTATTGGACATAAATCTGGTATTGGTTCCAACTCCTCTTGCATTTTTTCTGATGGTGTTTTTAATCTTTTTTCTGCCTCTTTAATAATAGCGTGTGTATCAGACACACTTTCTTCCTTCATTTTACCTTCTGCTCTAATTTTATCCATTTCTTTTCTAACATACTCTTGATGTCTGGAAGATTTCATAGATGACTCTAATTCTTCTTTTTGTGATTCTAATGTTTCAACTTTTGGAATTTTATTATTCACTGGCCTCCGTGTATAATTCTTTTGCAAACTCTTTTAGTTTTGTCTTATCTAAATCAGTATCTACCTGTTCAATATAGTTACCTAAAAATGTTAATGTATCTTCGCCTTGATCTATAGTATCTACCTTAACTGTTTGTGTAATATCAGTTGTATCTTCATTAATAATCAATTCATGTACATTGGTATTGTTGTAAAATCTTTCTACTAGATTGCTATACATTTCTTTATTTTTACACCTGTTTACAAATAGTTTTACAAAACAATTATCGTAAGAGGATAAATCTAAATTGTCATAGTTTTCTTTTGTATCATCATATATTAATTTTTTAAATATAGGTAAAGGGTTCTCTATTCGTTCTAATTCTCTTGTGTCTGTATCAAATATATGAAAACCTTTTGGACAATTATAATCTGACCACATAATTTGATATTGTGTACCTAGATAAAAGATATGGCCATCATCTGATTTCTTATGAAAATGACCAGATAATACTTTTTCAAATCTTCTAAATTGTTCTCTATCAAGTCCTTGTTCATTTACAATTCCTCTATGCATTTCAAAGCCTTTTATTTCTAAATGACCCATAACAATTTGAGCTGTTGTATTATCTATTTTATATAAAGTATCTTCTATATTGGCTTCACATATCCATGGTATAAACAATATATCTAATCCACCAAGATTTATATCTGTTGCTCTTGTATATGTTGTAATTTTTCCTAGATTTAAATTTTGTATAGCATTTACTTCGTTAGTATTTTTATAATAGGTATCGTGATTACCCAATATAACGTGAGTATCTATATTCAATTCTTCTAATTTATCCCAAAAATTTAGTCTAAAATTGTGGGCTGTGTTGTGATTAATAAACTTACGTCTATCAACAACGTCACCTAAATGTACTAAACATTTTATATCGTTATCAATAATATAAGGAAAAAATTGTTCCTCGTAAAACTTATTTTGATAGTTTATAAAGTGTGGAGAATCATTACGGCAACCAAAGTGTGTATCATTTAATAGGGCTATTTTCATCTTTTTTAAAAAAATAATCTAAACTATTCTTACTCGTCCTTTTTTTACGTTTTATTTTACTTTTTGCTACTTCTTCAGCTATTTTCTCTTGTGAATCCATAGGTAAGTTCTTTTGTAAATACTCTGTCATTTGATTTTTAAACTCTCTATCGTCACCTGGTTGGAGAGCAAAGTCATCTAAATTTGATTTACTAATAAGTTTGTGTTTAATCGTCACTTGTTTTTTCTCTTTTTGTATTCTACGTATAAAAGCATAGTAGATTATTTGAGTAAAATAAGCGAAAGGATTGTTAGATTTTTTGCCATCAAAGTTGTCAAGGTATTGTAGACAGTTTTCTATACCATCTGAAATCATGTCATCTTTGAATGTGTAATTTATGAAATTTGGTCTATATGAAAGGTGATTGGCAATCTTCAAAAAACAGGATCCAAGGTAGTTTCCTACTGCTGGTTTATCTTGTTTTTCTCTTATTGCTTTTCGTACAGCTTTTTTGTACTTGTTCATCGCTTCCAGAAACTCTTTATTATTAACGTAGTGTTCTTTCTTCGTTTTTGATTTTGCAGTCATAATATAACTATATACCTTTTCGTTCAGTTTGTCAATGTTTTAAGGTTATAACACACCAAAAAAATTTCGGTTTTAGGCTAAATCAGCATTGACTTTTTCTGGAAAATATGTATAATGAACGGTGTAGCCGGTTGATAGAGAACCTCCAGCTAGGGGGATTATTAATGTAAAGTTCCTGGCTCATCATCTTCATCATAAAATCTGTCATCAAATATCTCATTTAACTTTCTATTTTCTTTAGTAGAAAACTTCATCATCATTGGCTGTCTTTTTCCATCTGCATTGGCCAATGGAATATCACCATACGTATCAACGACACCAAGATAACTCTTACTCATAGCCTCGTTGGCATTTGTAATAGTCATTATCTTATCTTTTGGAATTGTAATATGATTATCGTTAGTATAGGCCGTCCAACGTATCAATGCGATATAGTCTTTGAAACCATGCATTGTTATTTGTGGTACGTATTTTATCTGTAAAGGTTTATCAATACAAATTGTTTGATGTGTGGTATCCATTTGACTCTTTGAATTTTCCACAACGGCAACAATATCGTCCCCATTAATCAACTTAATGATTTTTATTTTTTCGGTTGTTGTTTTACTTTGTTCCATTTATTGTACTATTTCATCTCCTGTTTTTACTTTAGGTCTTGGTTTATCACAAATTGAACAATCACATTTCTTACACTTGCAATTCATACAAGTTTCGGGACAATGTGCCTCGCATTTACAGTTCTTACATTTTTCCATGTATATATTTATCCGTTCCCTAAAGTGTGCCAGTGTAATTTTTTCATCGTACATACCAATCTTCAATGGGGTCAGAAAATTTTCTTTTATAACCATTATTAATTAACAGATTATATATTTTTTTTCTATCAGGCATGCTATTATGTTCACAGGTAATTATTTTAATATCATATGAGTTGAAGTCAAATGCATTTAAAATTTCAAACTCACTTCCTTCGGTATCTATTGACAAATAATCAATTTGTTTTGGAGCATTATACTTAAGCAATAGGTCTATTAGAGAAATTGTTTTAACTTTATATTTTTTACCAAATGTGTTACGAAGTTTACTTCCTTTTCTGCCAACATTTGCATAAATATCAAGTGTTGAATATTCACTTTTGCCTGTATGTTTAGGAACTTCGTTAAAGACTAATTCATCACCAGATGTTTTCCATATACAATTTGTTTCAATAGCAGTCGCATTTTTGGTAAAATCTTGTCTATTTTGTTTTAAATCTTTGTGCCAACATTTTGCCGGTTCTGCTAAAATACCTTTCCAATTAAATTTTTTCTCTAATAGATAAGTATTACTTGAGTCAAATCCATCAGCTGCGCCAAATTCAATAAAATAACCATCACCCTTAAATTTAAATTCTTTAAGTACAAACATATCTTGTCTTTGTTGTGATCTAGATTCAGGCAAACAGTAAGCTTTGTAAAAATTTGATGTATTAATTTGATTAATAGGTCCAAACATATTCTGCCTTCTAACATTAAGAATAGTTTTAATTTTCATCATTTCCCTTTTACAGTACTTACATTTTTCCATTTTTCCTCGGTGTATTTAAATCTATATTGTGTATTTCATAATTAAAGTCTTCATCATTGTATATGTTTATTCGTTCTCTAAAGTGTGCCAGTGTATAATTTTCTTTTTCTTTATAACTAATATCATCTGCTATATCGTATAAAGTCGCAGCTGAATTATTATCTTTTAATCTTAATCCTCTTCCAATAGATTGTAAGTTCCTTATCCGTGACTTGCTAGGACTAGCAAAAATAATGTTATGCAAGTTCCGTATATTAATGCCTGTACTGAAAGTCCCATAACTTGCAACGATAATAGCTCCGTCAGACTTTTCGGTAATTTCTCGTATTTTTTCCCTATCGCCTGTATCCACTCCACCGTGGACATAAAATACTTGTTTGTCAACAGCTTTTGTTTTAATTGATTCATATAACTCCTTTCCATGTTTTTCTACATATTGAAACAAACATAAAGTATTGCCTTGTAAACTAGAGGCTAAGTTTCTTATATACTTATTTCTTTTTTCACTTCGTACCAAATAATCCATTTCTTCTTGGTACGTTTTGTCTTTTAACATATGTCTAACATCTTTGTCATGTTGTAATACTAAACATATAATTTTTAAATCGGCTAACTGTTTATTCTCTTGTAATTCTGTTGTTGAAGTTACCTTATTTACAGCACCAAACAATCCTTCTAATACCAACTTATGTGTTTTTGTACCATCTAAAGTACCTGTAAGACCTATTCTATATTTACACTTCTCTAATTTAGTCATTATTTTTGTAAGTGAAACTGCTTTAAACAAGTGTGCTTCATCACCCATTACCATACCAAATTGTTGAAACCATTTTTTAGGTTGATTGTATATTGATTGCCATGTAGATATTACTACATTTCTATCTGTATCTTTTTCATATCCTTGATATATTTTATGTACATTTTTCTCTGGTGTCCAACCATATTCTTTAAAATCTTTATGTAATTGTTCAACCAATGATGTTGTTGGCACTATAATAAGTATCTTTTTGTTTTGTTCTTTTAGTCTTATCATATTATAACGCACTAACATATAAACTATAAGTGATTTACCAGAGGCTGTTGGAGATAATAATAAACATCTATTCTTTTGTGTTGCATGGATAAAGGCCTCCTTTTGATAATCTCTTATTTCCATAGGTACTTTAAGTGCTTTTGTAAACTTATCTACCAATTCTAAATCAACTTTAGTATCAACTATTTTAGCACCATCTACTACTTGTATCTTATTATCATCACACCATTTAAGTATATAAGGATATAAACCGGCGTAAATTTGACCAGTTGCATAAGAAAATAATCTTATCTTTCCATCCCATACTCTGTTTCTATAGGCAGGAACAAACTTATAACCTGGCACTTCAAAGCAAAAATATTCTGATAACTCTCTACGTATAGAGGCGTCAGCTTCTATCTTTAAATAAACTTCGTTTACCTTGTCTACTATGATGTATCTTATATCTGGCATTACACAAAAGGTGGACCTACAATCCAACCTACCAAAACTTTTCTTATTCCTTTGGTCACCGGATGTACTTTATGCCACATAAATGATGGAAAGGTTACAATTGTACCAGTTGTAAATCTAGTTTTAAAATGTATATTCTTATTGATTCCTTTAGGATTTAAATTAGCTATTTCTAATTCACCACCCTCGTAATCTTCATTTAAACATAAAGTAAAACTTATCTTTCTAATAAAACCATTAGGGTAAGGCTTAATATGTGAATCTATATGCCAATCATAATGGTCTCCTTCTTCGTATACTGTATACTGAAAGGGTTCAAATTCTTTTATATTAAAATTCCAATCTGCTTTTACATTATGATTAAAGATAACATCTTCCATATCTTTATATAATTGATTATTTTCCTTAATCCATGCAACCTTGGAACTTCTATTCTTATTATTGCCGTCTTGTATAGCGGCTTTTTTTAATCTTAATTTATCTGAATTTTCTATTATAGTACTACAATAGTTTTGATTGAATTTTGAAATTGAAACGCAATTGTTATTAGTTAAATACATTATACAGCTCCACTAGTAAACCTTTTCCAGTCTATTGCGTTCTTGATAGTAAATGTTCTATTGGAGATTTGTCTTAATGATCTATCTAAAAAATCTACAACTGCTTCTAGATACTTAACTTTTTGATTTGCTTTTTGCCACTCTGGATCAGCTTCAATATATTGTCCTACATCTGCTTTAAGTATTTTTAAATGAAAAGGTTTAAGTATATAAACTTGTGGGTCTGATTTACCTGTGTAATATTCCCACTTATCCCTTTTAATTGTTCTAAACTCATCTTCAGCACGTACTAATAATAACTTAAATTTAGTTAAAAATTTTAAAAACTTATTGTGTATTTGAGGTGTTTGTAAAGACGCTATATCTAATTCAATATCATTAATCTTTAAATCTTTTTCAGCAATTTCTTGTAATTCTTCCAATGTCATAATTTATCCTTTTCACATTATTATATCACAAAAACCTTTAAAAGTAAAGTCTGATTAAGATGTTGTAATAGTTGTTTTTGATGATCCTGTTACAGCAAAATCATATATTTTATAGTCAAACGTAACAGACGCCGTTAAATAATCAACATCTGTTGCTTGTTGATTGTAAGGAAGACCAGTTAATGAAATAGGAAATACATCACTAAATCTAACTTCTACAACTGAATTGTTTTTATTTGATAGTACAGATAACGTAGCATCCGAAAAAAGACCACCTGTTTTTGGTGGTGCATATTTTGATCGGCCAGCGTCACCTAATATGTTTGATGTACTACCAGGAAATCTAGTATTACCACTTTTTAAAAGATTTGCATGTTCTTTATGGTCACCTGGAAATCCTAAGCCTCTTAACCAACCATGTATCTCTCTATAATTTTCTAAATTTTCATCAACTAAAAATGAAATAGAAAGTCTCTCGTAATTTAACTTGTCACCAGGTAAAGGTATATCTTTAAGTGGTGTTGGTTGTGTTTGAGTATCAGCCAATGCAATGCCAGGTATATTAGCTGAAGTACAAAAATATTCTACTTTAGGTAACTTCATTATGCTAAATTTAAATTGTGTTGGACTAGCGTAATCTAACTTCGTTGGTTGTCTATCCATTGCTGTTGTCATAGTATTAAAATTCCTATTATTAAACCTATTATTATTCCTTCACACCAAAATGCCCACCTATGTGAACCTCTGGCTGTGTGTTTGTTTATAAACTCTTTTGTCCAATCATTCATATTACTATTTATCTGTCTCCTTTTCAACCTTTTCAATTATTACTGAGCTATCTGTAGGTTTATTGAATAAATTGTTGTCAATAAATCCAACATAACACAAGATAACTAGTAGCATTATAACTTTAATACAAACTATTACAAGTAGTATTCCTAATATTGTTCTCAATAAACTTTTCATAAACATATTTATTTATTTTCTTTCCCATACTTTTAGCTTACCATCTTTATCAGCAAACACCATTTCTTGTTTATCTTCTTCTGGTTTATTAGTACGACAAGTATCCCAGCAAGCTTTAGGACCTCTATTTTGTTTTAGTTGGTCATAAAATTGTTTCCAAACATTCGATTCAATTATATCATCTATACTTTTATAATCTTTTAGTTGGCTTGCGTCTATCATTTTTTTAAATTCTGGATCGGTCATATTTTCATTTGTATCACATCTACAACATGGTATTAATTGACCTCTATTTGTAATAGCAAGATTCATATTACCCTTAATACACATAGGTTCTATTTTAGTATCTTCCTGGTTAGGAAATTTATTTTCTTCACTTATTTTTCCATATTTATTATATTCTGTTACATGTGGAAAATTTAATTTAATCTCTGTCATTTTTTCTTTTCTTTAAGTCGTCTCTTTTTATATGTTCGGGTAAACCTAAATAATTAGAGCCATCTTTTAATGTAGGGTGTTGATACCTTGAACCATCTGGATTCGCATTCATAATAACATCTGGTGCCGCCCCAACTAGATTATTGTCTTTAGGATCCCATGTTTCAGCATAGTCACCTCTTGACTCTGTTTTATTTTCAGGCATTAACCAATCATCTGGACCTAACCATCTACCACTATTTATTAAATTAAAAACTATTCCATTATCTTCAGCCAGTTTAACACATTCTTTTATTGAATTTTGATTATATCTAAAAACTATCATTTGCCATATTGGTGTTTTTTTTAAATATTTTTTAGACATGATCGCTCTTTTAAAATGCAATTCACCATCTTGATGTACTCTATATTTGTGACTATCTTTAGGAAGACCATCTATACCAAACCACCATTGAGCTTCAGGATTTGTTTCCCATGCTTTGATAAAAAAACTATCTGGTTTATGTGTAGAGGCATTATGTACTTGACTTATTTTCTTTCTATCATGTATCATTTTTAAGAAATCAATAAAGTGTGGGTGATGTATAGGATCAGAGTATTGACCACAAAATTGTATTCTGTCAAAGTAATCAAGAATCTTTTCAAATTCTTCTATTGTTATATCTCTACCTGGTACTCTTTTACCTTTATTTCTCCAATGCATTTGTCTTGAACATCTAGGACATTCTAATGGACATCTATGAGATAAATCTAAATTTACTTTACTTGCTGGAAATAGTTTAGATTCATAGCGATTGCTGAACCTCGGTCCCATACCTTTGATAATACTTGGTGCATATGATTTAAAACTGCCTTCTTTGGCAGGTTTATATTTCATATATTCTTTTTCATCAATCATAACAATATTTATACGTGTTTAAAAAGCTAGGTTTCCGTGTATATAACCTAGACCAAGCGCTATTACTATCATTAATATCCAAAAATATATAAAGAGTTTAAGCATATGATTATTTAGGCCAAAAAAAAGGGGACCGAAGCCCCCTTTTTAATTTGTTTTCAATTAAACAATATTACATTATGTTTGATACTTTAACTTTTTGGTAATATCTGTTTGAGTTAGGTGTACCAGAATCAGTGATTCCAGTTACAGCACCCGAAGCAGCACCAGTTTCCGCAAAAGGATTAGCAACTAGACCGTATCTAGTTTTAAATCCAATTTTTGGTTGGAAAGTATCTTGACCAACAGCACGAACCATTTGTAATGGAACATACGGACAATAGAACATACCAGCGTCATAAGGTGAAGTACCTTTGTAACCGACAACGTAATATTGACTAGCGCTTGAGTTAGCACTATATGGATCAATGTACACTTTAAATCTACCGTTTAATACACCAGCGAATGTGCTACCAGTGTCGTCAACGTTTAGATTGTTGTTTAATGCAGGCGTGTAATCTAAAACACCAGCCATTTGAAGAGCACTAGCAACATCAGCAGAGCAGATAATCATATTACCTTTTCCACGTCTTGTTCTTTGTGCGATTCTGTTTGCGTCTCTTTCCAATTGGAACATAAGACCTTTGAATCTTTCAACTGACCATCTACCGTTTGAGTCTGTATCTAAATCAAATACACCAGCAGTAGTTGTGTTTGTAGCAGCGCCTTTTTCTGAATTGATATAAACAGCTCTTACAACTTCTCTGTTGATTTCCGCAAGGATTTCAGCAGATAGAATGTTTGCAAGTTCTGTTTCAGCGTCTAAGCCATGGATTGCTTTTAAATCTTGAGCAAGTTCCATAGTATATTCTGCTTTAAGAGCTCTACTTCTCGCCGTCACTGTAGTTTTCTCAATTGAGAAAGCCATTTCAGCAAATGCGTTTGCAGTAGCGTCGCCTAATGCCTCAGCCGCAGCTGTAGTCATACCTTGACCTCTAGTATACTCGCCAGCCGGTGCGTCATTAAGAACAGAAGGATTAGTTCCTCTATGCTCAGTAACACCATCGTGAGTAACTGAATCGCCAGCAGCATTTCTAGATGAGTAATCAGTGTCAGCTTCGTCAAATAGTGCTTCACCACCAGTTGCAGAAGTATATCTTGATCTCATTGCGAAAATAAGTCCTGTTGGACCAGTCATTGGTTGAACACCAGCAATATCGTATGCGATAAGGTTTGGCATTGCTCTTCGTACTAATGAAATTAAAATTGGATCCCAATTTGAAGTTCCAGCAGTATTATTCGTAGGAGCAGCTTCACTTAAAAATGCGCTGTCCTCCTTCATAGCTCTTTCTTGGTTTTCCAAGATAGTAGCCGTAACGGCACGTTTGTAAGAGTCTCCGATTTTTGGTAAATCAGGGTGCTCTAACACAGGCTGCCATTTTTTTTCGTATTGTTCTGATAAATACATGTTATTTTATCTCCCTTTTTATTTTACTTTGTTGATAATTTAATATCTTTTGTCTGACTTATAGCGGCACTATAAGCAGCCATTGCATTGCTAAGGTCTTCGTTTTGACCGTCGCCTGCCGCTACATCATCGTGTCCGTCACCAGCTGCGTCTTTAGTTTTAAAATAACTTTCTTTTATGATTGCTATCTTAGCTCTAAAATCTGCCTCTGTTGAATAATCCACTTCTTCAGCAAGCTTGTTGAACTTTTCTTTAGCTGTGTCAGTTAAATCTTTAGATGTTTCATCTAAAATTTCAGCTGCTTTATACTTGTTAGCTGACTTACTTAATTCAACATTCTTTTCAATTGATTCGTTAAGTTTCTTTTCTAACGTTTCAATCTTTGAAGCTTGATCTTCAAGTACATTATATTTTTCATCTGGAACATTTATGTAATGGTCTTCAAATAATTTTTTAAGACCACTGATAAAGTCCTCAGCGATTTCGCCTTTGATCCCTCTTTCTAAAGCAAGTTCATTTTCTTTCATCCACTCCTCTACCACGTATGATAGATAAGAGTCGACTTTTTCAACTAACTCAGCTTTAGTACTAGAAGTTTCGCTCTCGAATTTTTTATTATAATCTGCTTCCATTTCTTCTGCAATTTCTTTAACTTTAGATTTAATTGCTGTTTCAAAAATCGTTGCAGCTTTTGTTTTGAACTCTTCCGATAAATCAGTATTTCCAGCTACTAAAGCGTCAACATGTTCTTTTACGTCTATGTCTTTCTCTTTAGTTTCTTCTTTCTTCTCGTCATCTTTTTTCGCTTCAACTTCTTCAGTTTTAGCTTCCTTGTCATCTTTTTTGTCAAGGTGTTTTTTCAGACCAGCAGGAAGTTCGCCTTCTTTTACTGTAGATTTATCTTCGGTGTCCGTTGCTGTTTCTTTTTTCTCCTCTTTTTTTAATGTAGGCATACCGTCAGGTTTACCTTCATGTTTTTGAGCAGGTTGTCCAGAAACAGTTTTAACTGTTTTTGAAGCATCCGGATTGCTGTCAGTAGGTTTAACTACAGGAGCACCTAAATCCTCGGCATCGTTTTTCAGATGAGTTGGTTCAGCTGCAACAGCATTTTTTTTCGGAAGATCAGCATTCGGGTTAGCATTCTCAGCTACCGCTTTTTGATCTTTTGTTGCCTCAATTTTTTTGTCTATTTCGGCCATTGAGAAATCTCCTTTTTATGTTTAAACATTTATAATTTAACTAGTTATAAATTAATTCGTGGGACTATTTATAAAACTAGAGTTTTTTAAGAAAGCTTTTAAAGACATCCGCCTTCGCTTCCGCTAAAGCATGACTTTTTGCAGCCTCTATGTCTCGTTTCCAAGCGCTTAAGTCTTTTTCAACGAGCACACCATTGTCCCAAACCCACTCTTTACTCTCCATTATGCCTTCTACGAAAGCGTCTGGAGCGCTAGGGTCTGCAACAATATCAGCGGCTGTAGCTAAATAAAAATCTCTACCTACATAATTTACACCACCTCTTGTTTGTAACGAACCCATACCTCGTGATGATACACCTAATTGAGCGCCTTCATCTATAAGACCTTTCACGATCTTACCGTATGGGGTATTCATTATCTTAGCTTCACCAATAAAATTAGTTCCATCTGGATGAAGTTTAGTTATCATATGACTAACTCTTTCCAAATTAACAGTTGGAGAATCAGGATGTCCTAACTCGCCAAAAGCCCTTCTTTTATTAATAAATTCTCTATTATATCTGTTTACTTCTTTTTCAAGTATGCTTTTTTCATAAACACGTCCATTTTTATTTCTAATTTCTGATTGTAAAAAGATACCTCTAATTTTGTAGTCCTTTTTTCCATTGTTATCTTCTACAATGTACTCTGCATTTTGGACTTCTTCGGATATTAATCTCATTTTCTCCCTCTTGTAGGTTCTAATGTATATTTATAAGAATTTCTATCTAAACTCAACAATAATTGTGTAATTATCGCCTATAGCAAAATCTTTTGTACTTAACAATACATCACCTGTTGGTGTGGTAGCATTGTTTATAATCTCATTTCCAGGTGTTCTTAAATCCCAATGACCATTTCCTGATAGTAAACATATAGTTGAATTGGTTACTCCGTCCCATAATAACTCAACGGCTGACTTATTATTTGACGTATTTACAGAATACCATATCTTACTTAATTTTCTCTTACCATCTTCTGTCATAAAAGTTAATGCGCTAGCGTCAACCTTTGTAACCATAGACTCACCTGTTCCATCTGAAACATTGGTTATTTTTACTACGTACTTGATACCAGATGTATCAGCAATTGTTTGTGTTGTTACCGTATCAGCCATCTATTATTCCTCTCCTAATTTCTCTATTATTTCTTCATCAAAATATTGTTCTATTTGTTCTTTTTCTAAACTGTTTAGAGTAGCAACATCATCTAAAGCACTTTCAAATTTTACTACTATATTATCAGCAGTAATATTTTTGTCTTTTTCTATAATTTCAAAAATTTCTCTAACAGCAGACTGCATAACCGGAGGTAATCCTTTATATGCATTGCTATCAAATAGTTTATTATTTTCCACAATGTCACTAACTCTCAACATAATTTTATGTTTCTGTTGGTGCTTCTGCTGGAGCTTCAACTGCTGGAGTATCAACTGCTGGAGTATCAACTGCTGGAGTATCAACTGCTGGAGTTTCTGGTGCAGCTTGTACCGGTTCAGCAAATGGTTCTGCTATTTCAGGTTTAGTTTCTGCTGATAATTCTTCAGCTGATTTACCTGCTGTACCGTCAACATTTGTAATTGTTCCGTCTCTGTTGAATTGTCCTGGAGTTGCTACTTCAGGTTTTTTATCACTATGAGGTTCAACAAACATTTTACCAGCTATATCTTGTCTTCTCTGATCTAATGCGTCTCCTACTTTTCCTCTTAATGCGTCTTTGAAAGCGTCACCGGCTCCGGCATTATCGCCTGTACCTAATTTATCTATAAAGTTTTTTATTTCTTGATTTGGCATGTTTCATTCCTTTCCATTTATTAATAAGTATTTTCACTATCAACAACCTGATTTCCAGGTGATGATATGATTCCTTTATCAACTTCTGTTTTAATTTGTTTATCTATTTTTTCTATGTCTTGAGCTGATTGTTTTAATATATTTTTTCTAACATATTCAACTGAAAAATATTTTCCAACATAGTCTCTTACATCATTTGCTAATGCTACTCTTTCTTTTAACATTTCAGACTGCTTTAATTCTGCAAAGTGACCGTCTTGTAAAAAGTCATAGAATATATTATCTCTAATCATTGGCCATTCTTCTTCAGCAATGATTCCTTTTAATACTAATTGTGTTCTTAAAATATCATTAAACAGTTCAATAAATTTCTTTCTTAATCTTTGAACAAATTTAGTAAATTTTAATTCGTCTCTTGTTATTTCTGTTGATCTTCCTAAATTAAATCCTGTTGAAGCTTCTAATCTACTTGATGGTACATTCAATGATCTATAAAGTTTTGCTCTAAAGTATTCTATGTCTGTAATTTCTCCTAGATTTTGGCCTCCTGGTAATGTAGTAATATCTGTACCTCTACCACCTTCTCTACTTGGTAACCAAAAGTCCTCTAACATTGACATATAGTTTCTATCGTCTCTAATTTCACCAGTAGCTGCGTCATATACAAGTTTGTTTCTATATCTTGCCATAACGTCTCTTAAATATTGTTCAGCTTTCATTTTAGGCAAATTACCAACATCAATTTTAAATATTCTTCTTTCAGGTGCTCTTGCTATTCTGTAAATAACAGCAGCGTCTTCAATCATTCTTAATTGATTAACTGGTTTAATTGCTTTATGTAAATATGATAAAACTATATTTTTATTTTGATCTATTAATCCTGACGGACAAAATGCGATTGTATCTATTGCTATTTTAATACCTTGTAAACTAGCACCACCTACACCTCTTTCATTATACAAAAAATACTCCATAGTTTCGTCTACTAAATTCGTAGCCGATGGAGCAACTCCGTCTGGTCTTCTCTTTCTTACTTCTCTAATCTTTTTAATTTTTCGTGGGTCTATATATTTAAGTTCAGTAATACCCATTTTGCCTGTTTCAGTATCTATTATTTTTTGGAAATAAATTCTACCATCAACATACCAACGTCTAAAAAGGTCGTGACCTCTAGTGTTGAATTGCATTAATCTTAATATTTCTGAAAATTCTTCCTCTACTCGTCTCTTTACATCACGTCCATAAGGTACACCATCTGTTACTAATCTAACAGCTTGTCTATTTTCATTTGAAACTATAGCTTCATTGACAATATCCTCAATTGCCATATCACATTCTGGATGTATTGAAATTTCTCTGTATCTTCTTATGAGGTCTGCTTCAGTCTTTGCGTTACCTTCCATGTCAAGGTGAGACGCAAAATATCCTCCAGCGGCGACAACCTGTGTGCCGTCCTCTGCTTGAGGTGTACTAAAGTTTTGTTTTGGATCGGATTTAGGTTTATCTCTGGTAATCTTAAATCCAAAAAATTCTGCCATAATTTAACTCCTAGTTGTTTATACGATACTACTTATAATGGTTTTAAAAGGGCGATCCGAAGACCGCCCCCTAATTTTTTATTACGTTGTAGTATTTGTTTCAAAGTATTGATATTCAAACGTAACACCAAAAGTTTCTATTTCTGTTGTTTCGCCCATACTTAAATCAATACCTGTTATCTCTGTCGGGTATAAACCTCTCAAAGTATATGATTTAACGTTATTACCGTTTCTGTCAAGATGATCTACAAATGCGTCAACTTGGTAATCAACTGGATTAGTTAATCCCTCGTTGTCAGTCATATTATTAATACCATTCTGCCATCTTTCAAAAGCATTTCTGATTTTGAAATTTGTATCGTTTAGTACCGTAATTGACCATGCCGGAATTGTTCTATCACCTGCTATTTTTATAGCTCTACCTCTAAAAGGAACATTGACGTTTGCAACTGTCATGCTCGGTATAGATGTAGCTGTACATAAAAACGCTAAGTCTTCTATTTCGCCACCAACTTGTGCGTAACCAGGAAAAGGCATTGTAACCTTAAACTGATTGGCTCTTGCGCCACCGCCTGCAAGTTTAGCTTTGAAGTCATTAATGTTTGCCATTTTTTATTTCTCCTTCTCTACTATTAACCGCCTGCGACTTCTTCAAAAGAAACGCCAGTCCGTGTTGCGATGAATTGTAATGTAATAAAGTTGATACTTCTTGCTGGTTTAATAAATATCTCAGCAATAAATTCATTTCTATCAATTACTTCACCTGTGTTATTTGTTTCGTCACATACTACCATAAAGTCTGTGAGACCTCGTCTACCTTGTACTTCTCTTAAAAAAGGTTCTACAATGTTTCTAAAGTTAGCTCTTGTAAATTCATCATTGAACTCAAAGAGTTGATATTTAGAAGCAGTTGCTATTGCCTTCTCTAAAATAATAAACAATCTTCTAACATTGATTCTGTCAAAAGCACTTGGAGCACTTAATCCAGTTTTGTCACCAAAAAGAACTGTGCCTTGTCCTGGGAAAGTTACCACAGGATTAACACGAGCTTTATATAACTCGTCTCTTTGTGCTTTATTTGGATTGTATGCTAGTTTAACTGCGCCTCTGATAATACCTCTGTTAAGACCTGCCGGTGACCACCAACTATCTGCGATTATATCGGTTCTAGCCGCTAGACCTGCAATATCTCCATTTAATGGTACATATCTATATACGTCATTATATCTGTCGTACATATACTTGTAACCACTATCTAACACAACGTAAGATGAAGAACGGATACCGCTCATAAATGCTAGTACGTTTTGTGTTTGCGTGATTGAAGAAGCAACGTTAGCCACATCTGATCTCTCTGGAGATACGAATGCGATAGCGTCTTTTCTTTTCTCTGCTATAGAGATTAAGTCGTCAACTTTAGTAGCGTCACATTTACCGCCCATGATTAAACCAACGTCCACAGTTTCAGAATCTTCAAACATTTCGTATGCTGTTTTGATTTGACCTGTAGAAGCGGCTGAACCGTCAGCGCCTGCTTGTAGACTGTCAGATTTTGGTGTATCAATAGCTGCGAAAGTAATTCCACTAGCTGCTGTTCCAAAATTTGATCCAGAAGCATGGTGATCCATCCAATAGATATAACTTGATCTATTGAAAACTACGTTTGAGTAATAATTTGAATCTCCTTGTGGTGTTTTTGCGTCTGAAGCTTTTGATACTTTATCATAAACTTCTAACACTTCACCACGTGTTCCTGTTATGTCGCCATCTTCGTCTACCACGACCACGTGCATTTCATCGTTAGTAGCTGCTTTTGAAGTTGCAAATGGAGATGTTCCAGGAGCACTTGACACCATGTCATAGTATTCCCAAAGTCTCTTTACGTTTGCACCATTAGCTGGAACTATATGTAATCCACCTTGACCTGTGTCTGCTCTTGTAAATGTAATATCGTTTGTTGCGATACTTGTTATTTTATATTTGTAACCATCATAATCTGAACCTGCAGCTGTTTTAGAAAACTCAACTATGTCTCCTACGTTAAAGCCTGTTCCAGATGTTAATGTTACTGTCGTATGACCAACAGCCATAGCTGCGTCAGCGAGTGTTGTTTTAGCGTTTTCTTGGAAACCTGTTGCGCTGTGACATACAGAAACTTTTAAGGTATTACCCCAAGCTCCTGCTGTTCTAGACGCCCATTCTCCAACTGTAGCCGCTCCACCAGAATAGTTATCCTGATAGTCTTGTGTGTTCTTTACTACAAACAAACTACCTGAAACGGTAGCGTTTGCTAAACCAGTATTTTGTGCTCGTACAACTCTTAATGCGTTAGAGTAAGATAAAAAGTTTGCAGCTGTAAAAAAAGATTCAAAATTATTTGAATCCGGTTTGCCGAAAACTGTTACTAACTCTTGCTCACTAGAGATTGATGTAACCTCATCTAAAGGACCTTTTCTGAACTCGCCAGCAAAGGCACCAATTGATGTTGATACAGCGGGAATGATTCTTGTTAAATCTTTCTCCTGAACGAGAACGCCTGGTGATACTTGAAATGCCATAGGTTATTCTCCTCTTAATTAGCTAATTATTAATTGTATATTTCACAAATCGTAAGTTTTCTTACGCCCATATTTAAACGTATCAGTTAAAGGTATTTATAAATGTTGGATATTGTAGACTATTGACCTTTTCTTGTTGCCGGAAACCACCTGGTACCATATTCATCAACAGCTTCCTCATCTTCCTCTGGATCGTGAACACCATCGTCTACAAAACCAAACGGTGCCATGTCTTGCTCTATCAAATTCTTTTGTTCCTCGTACATTTTTAAACGAGCATTAGTATTAGACAATTCTTTAAAGAAAGGTTGATTAGATAACCAACCAAATATGACTAAACACATCATTAAATCATCATTTGATCCATCTTCAGCCTGCCAACTTTGGCCTCTTTTAGTAAAGGTTGACATCTCCTGTATAATATGCCAATCATTTATTATAAGTTTATCTCCTTCAACTATAGTTTTTAAATTAGAACAACCAACTCTTTTTATCATTTTTGTCATACGAACACCCATAGATGAACCACGACCACTAAACATTGCACCTAATATTTGACCAGCACGACCTTTTTGAGTAGTCATTAATATATTAGGATATTCAATCTCAAACTGTAAAGCCTCTGCTACTTGCTGACCTATATCATTAACCTCTGTTAATATATGTGCATGATTATATGCTAAACATACTCTGTTAATTATATTAGGAAATACAAAGGGTTTAATTTCGTTACTTCTATATTTGGCCACAACTTTGTAAGGCATTTTAGACACATCAAATACCAGAAAGGCAGAATAATCTTTATCAACACCTCTTGAAACGTCCACTGTACAGACATAAGTATGTCCTTCTATTTTATCTTCGTATATATCAACACCTTGAGCCGATTTTATAGGATTTATAATAGGTATTTGTTTAATTTTTGTAGCTGATATTAAAGTATTTACAGAACCTAAAAACTCACACTCAAACTCTTGTTGAAATTGTTCCTCACTTGTATTACGTATAGTTTGTTCTTTCCATTTTTCATCACGTCCTGGTACTTCACTCCAATGTACTTCAATAGGTATATAATCATTTTTTTTGGTTTGAGAATCCATCCAAAGTTTATAAAACATATTCATACCATAAGGTGTAGATACTATAACCATTTTAGTTTTTGTACCAGCAGATATTGTAGGATAAACTGAACTAAAAAACAATTCAGCAATATTAGTAGGTACGAAAGCAAACTCGTCAAGAAATATTATATTATATGAACCACCTCTTATAGCACTTGAAGATGTAGCAGCTGCCACAATAACTGATTTATTTTCTAATTCTATATTACCTTTGTTCCAATTAATTACACCTTGTTGTAACCACTTTGGTAAATTTTCATATGCTAATTGTACTCTACTTAAAATATCTCTAGCAGTAGAGGACTTATTGGCAAGTATGGCAATATTACTGTTTGGATTAAATAATGCAAAGTGTAAAAGATATGATACTGTTGTTGTGGATTTTCCTGATTGTCTTGGTAGTTTACAGATTGTAAATCTATTATCATGTATCGTATTTACTATTGTCTTTTGAAAATCATACATCTTAAAAGGTATTAAACCCTCGTCAAGTGATACAATCTGGATATAATTTTCCATAAAGTAAATAGGGTTCTCAGCACACTTTTGATATTCTAATATTTGTTCTTTACTAAAATGTTGTGGTGTATTAATCTTTTTTAAATTCGGGTTTCCTAAATATGCTTCACTCATTTATTACTATTGCCTCTATGTGTGTGTAACCTAATTTTAAGGCAGCTTTTAATCTTTGGTTGCCTTTATGTACACTCCACTTTTTCTCCATATATATTTTTCCATTAACTCCATATCTAATATTCTCACTTATTTTATGTGTGTAAACCTCTATCGGTTTAATCAATTCTTGTCCATCTAATAATTCTTTTAACGGTACGCCGTAGGTTTTAAGATAAGTTATATCACTTATCGGTATTATCCTTTTGTTCGGGTGTAACGTTTTTGCTTTCAATATTCTCATCTTCTTGTTTTCTATTTAACATCTTTTGTAACTCAGCAGTTGATCCAATAAAAAGAGCATTCTTAACATTTGTACTTGCAATCTTTGGTACTTCTTTTAATTCTTTTAATTTCTTTTGTAAGTCTTGTAATTTATCAACTGTAGTTGCAACTTGTCCTAATAATTGTCCTGCAACTTCATATGCTCTAGGGTGTTGGCCTTCTTTTGCAATTTCTAATATACCATCAATAGCTTCATTACCTTTATCTATTAAATGGAAATAGTTATCTCTACTATATTTGTAATCGTTATCTACGTCTGTCTTATCTTTATCTTCAACTCTAGGAACTAGAGGTTTAAATTCTTTTTTTTCTACCACAGCGTTTTCAGTTGCA